GCGGTGGGGGCGGCGGTAATGGGACCTCCTCCGGCTCGCCTGCGAGCGGCACCACCGGGACGCTGGTCGCACCAGGTACTGGGGGCCTTGGCGGGCTCAACTCCGGCTCGGGCAAGCGGGCCGGCGATGGCGGCGCCGGCGGCGGACTCGGCCAGGCCGGCTTCGCCGGCACCAGACCCCAGGACAACGGGGCGACTTCTGGCGATCCTGGTGGCGCCGGTGGCGCAGCGGGCAAAGCGATCGACGTGCAAGGCGGTGGTTCTGTTACCTACTTCAACCGGGGCACGCTGTTTGGCGTGGCGCCTTAATTAAGTGAGCGATTATGTGGATCAAGGATGGCAAGAAAATATTCGACACTGGGTTTACTCATCAGGATGTGACCTACCCACCTGGCTGGATCGCACTGGCCAGTGATGAGGAACGCGCAGCCGTCGGTATCAGCTACCGACCCGACCCGGCCCGACCTGACCCGCGCCTTGGCACAGTAGAAGAAAAAGAGGACGGCAGCTATACGCTGACGCCGTATCCGCTGGGTCAGGTCATCGCACAGCAGATCGAGCGGATCGATGCGAGAGCCGAGGCAATCTATCGCCGCTGGACCCGGTTCGAAGCTGAGTACCGTGCTCGAGCAGCAGCAGCGCAGGCTTTCAAGGATGCTGGCTACAAAGGCGACCCTGGCATCTATGTCACCAGCTTTGCGACCCCGACAGGCATCACCCTGAGAGCAGCGACTGATCTCATCTTGTCGCAAGCGCTGGCGCTTCAGGTTGCCCAGGATCGTCTGGCCGGCCTGCGGATGCGCAAGTACGAAGTGGCGCGGCTCACTGCGGCCGAAGAGGCACTGGCGGTGACTGATGCGATCTGCGCAGAGATGGACACCGTTGAGAGAGAGATTGACTGATGGCGAATATTCAGCTGCTGTTTACTACCACCCGTCTGCCGGCATCCTGGCTGATCCGCCTCGGCACCTGGTCAGCCTGGAGTCATGTCGCGCTCGTCGATGGTGATCGTGTGATCGAGTCTGTGATGGGCCACGGAGTGCGCAGCGTGCCTCTTTCCTCCGCAATCGCGCGGGCCAGCGACCATGTGATGGTGAGCCTGCCGGCACACAATGCCGCCGCGATCATCGCAGCTGCCCGCACACAGCTTGGTAAGCCCTACGACTACACAGCGATCCTCGGCCTCGGCCTGCACCGCGACTGGCAGGAAGACGACGCCTGGTTCTGTTCGGAGTTGGTGGCTTGGGCCTTCCAGCAGGCCGGCGAGCCTCTTTTCCGCCCCGACTGTATGCGCCGTGTGACTCCTCAGCACCTCTACATGCTGCCTGCGCCGGAGGTGGCATTCGGCTGAAGATGATCGTGGCCGACCAGGTGTTCCACCACCCGGCCGGCCTCTCCCAACCCACTGACTAGACCAGTGAGCCGAAAGCCAGAGAAAGGCTCACTCCATGCAAGACATCCGCTGCGGCCACTGCCAGCGCAAGCTGGCCGAAGGCCGTTACATCGAGATCACCATTAAGTGCCCACGCTGCGGCACTATGAACTCGCTGAGGGCTGCGAGCCCCACACCAGAGCGCCGCCGAGCGCCCACCCCAGGAGAGAACCATGGACGCCAGTCCGATCATCCCCTGGCTGGGCGGAAAGCGCCGCCTGGCCGACAAGCTCATCCCGCTTTTCCCACCGCATGAGTGCTACGTCGAGGTCTTCGCCGGCGGCGCCGCACTGTACTTCCTGCGGCCGATTCCGGCACAAACCGAGGTGCTCAACGATATCAACGGCGATCTGGTCAACCTCTACCGGGTGGTGCAGCACCACCTGGAAGAGTTCGTGCGGCAGTTCAAGTGGGCACTGTCCAGCCGTCAGATCTTCAAATGGCAACAGCTCACGGATCCGGGCACGCTAACCGACATCCAGCGAGCCGCCCGCTTCTACTACCTGCAGCAGCATGCTTTCGGTGGCAAGATCGACGGCCAGACCTTCGGTACCGCCACCACCGGCCCGGCTATCAACCTGTGCCGCATCGAGGAGAACCTCAGCGCGGCGCATCTTCGCCTGTCCGGCACCTACGTCGAAAACCTGCCCTGGCAGGAAGTCATGCGCCGCTATGACCGCAGCCACACCTTCTTCTATTGCGACCCGCCCTACTGGCAGACCGAAGGCTACGGCGTGGACTTCGGATTCGAGCAGTACCAGGAGCTGGCCGCCTTCATGCGGACGTGCAAGGGCAAGGTGATGGTGTCGATCAACGACCACCCGGATATCCGGGCCTGCTTTGACGGCTTCCACATGGAAAGCCTGGGCATCAAGTACGCCGTGGCCAACGTCCACGGCGAGGCTCAGATCAGCCGCGAGCTGGTCATCCAAAACTGGACGCCCGATGCTTTAGGCGGCCTTTTCTGATAGCGGCCCCGCGATGCGGGGCTTGTGCATTTTCTCATTCGAGGCGACATCGTCGACGCGCTCGGTTTCATACCGCAAAGCGGCAACGGCGGCCTCGGTGACGAGACTGATAGATGGATCACCGTGCTCATCAGATAAAGCGCGGCCCAGGCGCTCAAGGTATATCGACACCTTCTCGATCGTGTCCTGCGGGGTCATTCCGATAAGCGGATTCAAGATATGCGGCAGTGTCAATTCCCAATTCTCCCGGCAGTATTCCAAATAATTACGTGGCGGATTTTGAATTACATTTCTGTGAATTTGCATCGGCGTTTAAGCCGATGCGCTTAAAACCTCCAGCCCATACGCCAGCGCCACCAGGCGGCCCCGTCCCTGCACGCCCAGCTTGAGCTGCATGTTCTCGATATGCTGTCTGACAGTGCGCTGCTTGATACCAAGCTCCCCGGCGATTTCATCATTTGAGCACCCGATTGCGAGCATGCGCATGATCTCAATCTCCCGGTCAGTGAGCTGGCTTTTGATCTGCTTTTCGACCTCTGCCCGTAGTACCGCCATAGATAAAAAGCGCCGCAGCTGCTGAGCAAGATCATGCCGCTGCTGGTCATCAACGATTACACCTGACTTGGCGGCAACCACGTCAAATACAGTCAGCATTTCCGCACCATCAGCCGTCCCTAGAAACTGCGAAAGAAGGTCAGTGATGTCAGAAAATCTTTGCACGGCGCCTTTCGGTGAATGAATCAAGGGTCGCTGCTGTGCAGACTACCCGCACAGCAAAGCATCGCTGACCCGGACATGCGCGCGCGGCACACTCGGCATGCATCCTTACTCCGGAGAAATGCATGCCTACCGACTACCATCATGGCGTCCGTGTCCTCGAGATCACCGAAGGCACCCGCACCATCCGTACCGTCTCCACCGCCGTCATCGGTCTGGTGGCGATCGCTGATGATGCCGACGCCAGCTACTTCCCGCTGGACACCCCCGTTCTGATCACCGACATAAACACTGCTATCGGCAAGGCCGGTACCACCGGCACGCTGGCGGCCGCCCTGGACGCCATCGCTGACCAGGCCAAGCCCATGGTCATCGTGGTGCGTGCGAAGAAAGGTGCGGACGAAGCCACCACCACCAGCAACCTGATCGGCACCACCACTGCCGAAGGCAAGATGACTGGCATGAAGGCTCTGCTGTCTGCGCAGGCGCGCCTCGGCCTCAAGCCGCGCATCCTTGGCGTGCCAGGCCTCGACAGCCTGCCGGTAGCCACGGAGCTGGCCAGCATCGCCAAGAAGCTGCGCGCCTTCGCCTATGTGTCGGCGTGGAACTGCAAGACCAAGGAAGAAGCGGTCACCTACCGCGAAAACTTCGGCCAGCGCGAAGTCATGGTGATCTGGCCGGACTTCGTGAACTGGGACACCACCACCAACGCCGAAGTTGTCGCTAGCGCCGTGGCGCGTGCGCTGGGCCTGCGCGCGCAGCTGGATGAAACCGTGGGCTGGCACAAGACCCTTTCCAACGTAGTGGTGGAAGGCGTCCAGGGCATCAGCCGCGACGTGTACTGGGATCTGCAGGATCCGGCCACCGACGCCGGCTACCTCAACGCCAACGAGGTCACCACCCTGATCCGCCGCGACGGTTTCCGTTTCTGGGGTAGCCGTACTTGCTCGGAAGATCCGCTGTTCTGCTTCGAGAACTACACCCGCACCGCCCAGGTGCTGGCCGACACCATGGCCGAGGCGCATTTCTGGGCCAACGACAAGCCGATGCACCCGACCCTGATCACCGACATCCTCGAAGGCATCAAGGCCAAAGGTCGCAATCTGGTGACCAGTAATTACCTGCTGGGTTTCGACGCCTGGATCGACACGGCAATCAACGAGGAAGAGGTGATCAAAGCGGGCGGCTTCTACATCGACTACGAGTACACCCCGGTACCGCCGCTGGAAAACCTGATGCTGCGCCAGCGCATCACCGGCCGCTACTTCGTTCGTCTCGTAACGGAAACCGCTACCGCCTGATAACCCGCCCCCGTCCATGGGCGGGGGCTACCGAAAGGAAGCCAAATGGCACTACCCCGCACCCTGCGCATGTTCAACCTTTTTGGCGACGGCAACAGCTTCATCGACACCTGCCTCGAGCTGAAGCTGCCCAAGATCGCCATGAAGACCGAGGAGTACACCGGCGCGGGCATGCTCGGCCCGGTGTCGCTCCTCAAGGCGATCGAGAAGATCGAATTTGAGCACACCTATAACGGCCCGATCGAACAGATCGTCGCGACGTTCGGCGCCGAGAAACACGACGCCGCGCTGCTGCGCTTCATGGGCAGCTACAGCGAGGAAGGCAGTGGCTCTGACCAGGCGGTGGAGATCACCGTGCGCGGCCGGCACAACGAGCTGGACTTCGGCGACGCCAAAGCCGCCGAGAACGGCAACTGGAAAGTGAAGACTGACTGCACTTACTACAAGCTGACGATCGACGGAAAAGAGTGGCTGGAGATCGACGTGGTCAACAAGATCTTCAAGGTGATGGGCACCGACCGCCTCGCTCAGCACCGCAAGAACATCGGCCTGTAACGTCGCAATCCGCGACACATACCTATATAAGGATGTCGGTTCTGCCGACATCCTTTTTGCTTGACGGGTCTGATAAACAGACCGTATCCTCAAGCTTCCTAAAAGTTGTTTGCAGTGCCCCGCGACTGTATCGCGGTATTTTTACGCCTTCTTTCGGCCAACGTGCGTCTGCACGCGGGCCATACAGATCGATGGGGGTGTCGGGTATCCGTAAGGACCCGGACGTTGCTTACAACACGTTAGGAGCGCCCCCACCCCGCTTTGGGTGGACTTCCTAAAAATTGTAGGAGCCAATCATGGCTAAAGTCCTCCGCGCCCTCGCGCACATTTTCCCGGCAGCCACCTGCCCCATTGCAACCTTCCCGCTCGAAACCGAAGCCGTTGGCTTTGCTCGCGGCTATCTGGCCCAGACCGGCCGCGCCGTGACCGTGGTGCCGGCCGGCTCCGGCTTTGACGTTGTCCGCGTGGGAGGGCTGTGATCATGGCCACCCCCAACCTCTACCACCTGATGAATCTGCAAACCCGCATGGAGCGCCTGCGCGGCCTGGACAGTGACGTGCTGAAGGCCGCCGGCTTCGATGACATGCTGGACGAGCTGCAAGCCGTTGCGGCCAACCTTGCCACCCTGCGCGACGTGGTGTCCGACGTGGCCGGCATCGACGAGGCCATCGCGCTGCTGCTCGGCCTGCTGCAAGCCGCCGAGGACAAGCCGCTGCACTCGGCCAGCCTGATGCACCTGCTGCAACCGCTGCACGGCAGCCTGCACCAGCAGACGGAACGGCTGGGCGGACTTATTTGAGGGATGACGATTATCGTCATACCTTTGCTTTCCAGTTTTGGAAACCAAAGCCAGTTATGGGGATAATCACCACAACTGCATAGCATAGGGGGTCACATCGAATGTGGCCCCTTTCGCAAAAAGGCCGCGACACCATGACCGACAACCAACAACTCGTTCCCGTGTTCACCGGAGAACTACAAGACAAAACCGTCCAGCTTTGCAATGCACGTGATCTGTGGAATTTCATTGAGAGTAAACGCGATTTTTCTACCTGGATTAAAGAAAGGATTGAGAAGTACGACTTCACCGAAGGCGAGGACTACTTGCTCCACAAATTTGGGGAGCAAGTCCCCCACCAAGGCGGCATGCGAACCATGCAACGCATCGACTACCACCTGACCATCGACATGGCCAAGGAACTGGCCATGGTCGAGAACAATGACAAGGGCAAGCAGGTACGCCGCTACTTCATCGCCATGGAAGAGAAAGCGCGGGAGGCGACCAGCCGCCGCCTGCCGTCGATCAGCCAGCAACTCGCTGCCCACAACACCCGCCTCAAACTGCTGGACAAGCTGGAGCGCGAGCGCCACCCGGAAAAGCGCCGCGCCATCCACCAGCAGCTTGACCACGCCAGTCGCATGCTTGGCCTGCCGACGCCGGCCATGGACGCCATCGGTTATGCCGTCGCCCCCGACCCGGTGCCGGCGCTGGTCGACGACTTCTGGGAAGCCGTCGAATTCATCGGCCTGGACAAGCTCAACCACAGCCGTGACCCGCGCTTCATCGCCATCAACCTGCCACACCTGGCCAGGGTGGCCGCCGACGAAAAGCTCAAACTGCCCGCCACGCTGGAATTCCGCCGCGTGCTGGCCCGCTCGGAAGACCCGCGCTACCTGGAGCACAACAAGGCCATCAAAAGCCGCCTGCACAACCGCACCGTCAAGTGCTGGGTGTTTGCTGCAGAGCTGACAGACCAGTAATCCTCATCGTCTGGCCGTGCCACCCATTGGCACAGCATCCAGCCCCGCCCGCTGTATTCCCGCGCGTGCGCGTATCCGCCATGCTCCCTACCGAACGGCCCAGGACTTCACCGGAAGCCACCGGAAACCACAGGAGCAACCTATGACCACCAAAGCCATCACCCTCGACACCCCGATCAAGCGCGGCGACGACACCATCACCACCGTATCCGTACGCAAGCCAGCCGCCGGCGAGCTGCGTGGCGTCAGCCTGACCGAGCTGCTGCAGATGGACGTGACCGCACTGACCAAGGTACTGCCGCGCATCACCACTCCATCGCTGACCGAGCAGGAAGTGGGCCGCATGGATCCGGCCGACCTGTTGCAGCTCGGCACCGAGGTGGCCAGTTTTTTGTTGCCGAATCGCATGAAGCAGGCGGACTTCCAGCCCGAGTAGAAGACCCGATGGCCGACATCGCCACGGTGTTCCACTGGCCGCCGGCGGCGATGGACGCCTTCACCCTGACTGAACTGATGGAATGGCGTGAACGCGCCAGACAGCGTAGCGGAGCCGACGAGTGAGCAGCATCAGAAACCTCAAGCTGGAAGTGATCCTGTCGGCGATCGACAAGGCCACGCGCCCGATCAAGGCGGTGATGGGCAGCTCCTCCGGGCTGTCCAAGCAGCTCAAGGAGACCAAGGACAGGCTCAAGGATCTGAACAAGGCCCAGGAGAGCATCACCGCCTTCCGCACCCTGACCAAAGATGCCAAGGAGACCGGCGAGAAGCTGGCGGCCGCGCGCCAGAAGCTCAAGGAGATGAACGAGCAGATGGCTGCGGCCGGCCCGCCGACCGAGGCCATGACGCGCAAGCTCAAAAGCGCAGAGATCGCGGTGGAAAAGCTCACCCTGGCCAACCGCAAGAAGATCGAGGCGGCCAAGGCGGCAAAGACCGCCCTGGAGGCCAACGGCGTCAGCGTGGCAAAGCTGGGCGCCCACGAACGCGAGCTGGCCACCAAGATCGATGCGGCCACCGCCGCCATGCAGCGGCAGCAGACCAAGTTGGCCAAGCTGGCCGAGATGCAGAACCGGCAGCGCATGGCGCGCAGCAAGTATGAGCTGTCGCTCGAAAACCGCGACCGTCTAGCGGGCGCGGGTGCCACCACTACGGCTGCGGGTACTGCGATCGGGCTGCCGATCGTGAAGATGATCCGCGACTACTCCAGCTACGAAGATGCCATGCTGGGTGTGGCACGCCAGGTGGACGGCGCACGCGACGCCAACGGCAAGCTGACGCCCACCTACTACCAGATGGGCGATGCCATCAAGGCGATGGCCGAGAAGATCCCGATGGCCACCACCGAGATCGCCGCGCTGGTGGAAGGTGGCGCGCGCATGGGTATCAAGGGCAAGGAAAACCTGCTCGCATTCGCCCGTACCGCCGCCCTGGCCAGCACCGCCTTTGACCTGCCGGCCGACCAGATCAGTGAAGACCTGGGCAAGATCGCCAACACCTACAAGATCCCCATCAAGAACATCCAGCAGCTGGGCGACGTCATCAACTGGCTGGACGACAACGCGCAGAGCAAGGGCGCAGACATCATTGACGTGATGCAGCGCATCGCCGGCAGCACCGGCAGCATGAGCTACAAGGAAGCCGCCGCCCTGGGCAGTACCTTCCTGTCGCTCGGCGCATCGTCCGAGGTCGCCGCCACCGCCACCAAAGCCATGGTGCGCGAGCTGGCCATTGCCGAGAAACAGCCGCCTCGCTTCCAGAAAGGCCTCAAGGAGCTGGGCCTCAGTGCCAAGCAGGTACAGGCCGACATGGCCAAGGACAGCACAGGCACCATCATGAAGGTGATGGAGGCGGTGAAGAAACTGCCCGAAGCCAAGCGCATGGGCGTGATGGTGGATCTGTTCGGCAAGGAGTACGGCGACGATGCCGCCAAGCTGGCCGACAACCTGGGCGAATACCGCCGCCAGCTGGAGCTGGTGAACGCAACCAAGGCCAAGGGCAGCATGCAGCGCGAGGGCGGCGCCAAGAACGACACGCTGTCTGCTGAGTGGCAGATGAGCCAAAACAAGCTGTTCAACCAGTCCAGCGCCCTCGGCGGTAGCCTGCGCCAGCCGCTTATGGAAGCCATGGGGATGATAGGGGGGGTTCTGGAGCGTGTAACGGCGTGGACTAAAGCGAACCCCGAACTGACTGCCACGCTGGTAAAGATCGCAGCTGTGCTGTCCGTGGTGATGGTAGCGGCTGGCAGCCTGATGCTTACGATCGCCGGGTTGGCTGGGCCTTTCCTGGCTGCTCGCTTTGCGATGTCAATGCTCGGTATTCAGTTCTCCAGTGGCATCGGGATCATGGGCAAGCTGGGCGGCGCCATGATGAATGTTGGACGCGTGTTCTTGACCAATCCGATCGGGTTGGTCGTCGCCGCCATCGCAGCAGCCGCCTACCTGATCTGGTCCAACTGGGACACACTCGGCCCCAAGTTTCAGGCACTCTGGGACGCCATCAAGGGCGGCGTTCAGGCCGCCTGGGACTGGGTCAAGGAAAAAGTCATGGCAGTAGCGAACGCCATCGGCGATTTCCTAATGAACTGGACCATCGTCGGCTTCATCGCCGACCACTGGCAGGATCTCAAAGCCATCTCCATCGCCATCTGGGAACTCATCAAGAATAAGGTGTTCGCCATTGGGCAGGGCATTCTCGACTTCTTCATGAACTGGACAATCGTGGGTGTCATCGTCCGGCACTGGGACGACATTAAAGCGGCAGCCGGCACCACTTGGGACTGGATCAAAGACAAGGCTTCGGCGGTCGGACAGGGCATCGTCGACTTCTTCATGAACTGGACCTTGCTCGGCGTCGTTGTTCGCCACTGGGACGACATCACCAACTTCATGTCCGGTCTTGTGAATAAGTTCATGACGATCGGCACTCAAATCATGGACGGCCTGATCGGCGGTTTCCTGGGCGGGCTGAACTCACTCAAGAACGCCGTCAACGGCGTCGGTGAAAGCGCCATCGGCTGGTTCAAAGAGAAGCTGGGCATCCACAGCCCGAGCCGCGTGTTCGCCGCTCTGGGCGGCTTCACCATGGAAGGCCTGCACCAAGGCATAGAGAACGGCCAGGGCGGCCCGCTCGGCGCGGTGATGAACGTGGCCAAGAGGCTGACCGCTGCCGGCGCCGGCATCGCCATTGGCGCAGCCAGCGGGCTGGCAGGTGCTGTCACCATGGACACCCGTCCGCCGATCAGCGCCGCGCGGCCTGCCGCGACAGCCAGTGCTGCATCACCGATCAACATCACTATCAACGCTGCCCCTGGCATGAACGAGCAGCAACTGGCGCAGCTGGTGGCCCGCGAAGTGGAGCGCATCCAGCGCCAGGCCGCCGCCCGCAGCCGTTCGCGCCTCACAGACAAGGATTGACCATGCTCGGCTTACCCATGATGGCCCTCGGACTGTTCGTGTTCATGCTGGAGACTGTGCCGTACCAGCAGCTGCAGCAGCGCTTCGCATGGCGGCTGGCCAGCAACAGCCGGGTCGGCAAGCGGCCCGCTCACCAGTTCCTCGGGCCGGATGATGAAACCATCACCTTGTCTGGTGTGCTGATGCCGGAGCTGACCGGCGGCGATACCGCGCTGTCGCTGCTGAAACTGATGGCCGACCAGGGCAAGGCATGGCCGCTGATCGAGGGCACCGGCATGATCTACGGCTTCTACGCCATCGAGAGCATCGACACCACCAGGAGCGACTTTTTCAGCGACGGCAAGGCACGGCGCATCGAGTTCACCATCACGCTGAAGCGCACCGACGACACGCTGCTCGATACTTTGGGAACCGTCACGCGCGGCATGATGGATCTGATCCTATGAGCCTCCAAGACCTGCTCGCCCAGGGCGAGGACCTCTATAACCAGGGCGCCCAGGCGGTAGGCGACCTGGCCGATACCGTGGCCGACTTCGCCGGCGCCGGCCAGCTGCAGCAGCCTGCCTATCGCCTGACGCTGAAAGGCAAGGACATCACGGCCAACTTTGCTGGACGGTTGATCTCGCTCACCCTCACCGACAACCGCGGCTTCGAATCGGACGAACTGGAGATCGTGCTGGATGACGCCGACGGCAAGCTGGATCTGCCACCGCGTGGCGTGGTGCTGGACGCCGCGCTCGGATGGAAGGGCAAGGCGCTGGTGGACAAGGGCAGCTTCACCGTGGACGAGGTCGAGCACGCCGGCGCACCGGACACGCTGACCATCCGCGCGCGTGCGACTGACCTGCGCGCTGGCATCGCCACCAAGCGTGAGCGCAGCTGGCACAAGACCACCGTGGGCAAAATCGTGGAGGAGATCGCCAAGGCCAACAGTCTGACGCCATGCGTATCCGACTGGCTGGCCAAGCGCCCGGTGGAGCATATCGACCAGACCAGCGAAAGCGACGCCAACCTGCTCACCCGGCTGGCGCAGCAGCACGATGCCATCGCCACGGTGAAGAGTGGTCGGTTGCTGTTCCTCAAGGCGGGCGATGCCGAGAGCGTCACCGGCAAGCCCTTCCCCCTGGTGCAGATCACCCGCGCCAGTGGCGGCCGCCACCGCTTCGCCGTGGCCGACCGCAATGCCTACACCGCAGTCAAGGCCTACTGGCACGACCTGGACAAGGCCACCAAGGGCGAAGTGATCGTCGACGCCAACACCAAGTTCGAGCGGCGCAAGGGCGTCACCAAACGCGGCAAGCCGACAAAGCGCAGCCACCTGACCGCCAGCCAGGAGAAAGCAACGGAGCCGAGCGCACAGAACGCCAAGGTGCTGCGCCATATCTACGCCACTGAGGCCACCGCCCTGCAGGCGGCCAAGTCGGCCTGGGAGAAGCTGCAACGCGGCGTGGCCGAGTTCAGCATCACGCTGGATCACGGCCGGCCCGAGATCTTCCCCGAGCTACCGGCGAAAGTGACCGGCTTCAAGCCCGCGATCGACAGCTGCGCCTGGGTGATCAGCAAGGCCACGCACAGCATCGCTGACGGTGGCTTTACCACAGCACTGGAGCTAGAGATGAAGCTGGAAGATTTGCAGGGTTAGCACATGCCAATTGGGCATTACAAAATCATGTAAAATGACTGCTCTCATTTACAAGTAGGGCTATCGTCATGAAAGACCTGATCATATTTCTGGCTGCCTTGGCGGCCGGAGTGGTCGTTTGGAAGTTGTTATCGAAGAAACTGTACGCGCTGGGCCATGCAGCATGGAAAGTCAGGTTGGCCAGCCTGACTGTCGCTTTTGTGTCGTTCATCTTGACCATAGGTCTGCTTGCGCCTACCCCACCGACACAAACTAGTTCGGCAACCGTCGTAAAGGCTAAGGAAAAGCCGGCGCAAACGGCCCAGGCCCCCATTCAAACACCAGAGCCACCAAAGCCAGTTCCCACTGTTGAAAATAGCCCCGAAGCGATCAAGGAACAGATCAAGAAACTGAAGCCGGAAATCCAAGAAGTTTCATTGACTACAGAATCGGTGCTCATCACCCACCTGCGTAAACCAGTGTGGGACGGAAAGCACTGGGTTAGCAGCTTTTTCTTTGATACGCTCGATATCATCAAAGCTTTCCCGCAAATTGCGGGGACAGACAAGCTCAGAACAATAACCTTCCTGGTAAGGACACCAACAGTCGATCAGATGGGCAAGGAGGGTGATCAATTGGGAATGAAGGTTACCTACGAACTCCCTCCATTCAAGGCTGCCAACTGGAACAACATGTCCGCCTGGAATATGGCCAACCTACCGAAAGATATTGAGTTCAAGCGCCTTGGGCTGGAAAGCGCTGTCGAATATTGCAAGGATGAAGACAATGCCAAGAATGCCAACACGTTCTGTCGGCGCGTCTTGATCAAACTCCAGTCGTAGCCAACAAATAATTGAGCGCCCGGTCACCGGGCGTTCACCGCTTGACGGTCTGGTAAACAGACCTTATCCTGACCGCTCCTAACCCTATGCTGTGCCCCGCGACTGTCTTCGCGGTTTTTTGTTGCCCCTCTTTCGGCCAACGTGCGTCTGCACGCGGGCCAGACAGCTCAAGGGGGGTTGCGGGTATCCGTAAGGACCCGGCGCTCATAGGGCGTAGGACAACCCCCACCCGAATATGGTGGTTATCAAATTCCTGAACCTATGGAGGCCATCATGGCTAAAGTCCTCCGCGCCCTGCGCAAACTGTTTCCTCTCCCTGTCTCCCCTATCGGCTTCTTCGCCACCCGCGACGAGGCCACCGCCTACGCCCGCCGTGAACTGGGCCATCTGGGCAAACGCATTGCAGTAGTGAACCACCTAGACGGCTATGCCGTGTACTGCGTGGGAGGGCTGTGATCATGACCGCCCCCAACCTTTGCCACCTGATGAATCTGCAAACTCGCATGGAACGCCTGCGCGGCTTGGACAGCGACGTGCTGAAGGCGGCCGGCGTCGATGACATACTGCAGGAGCTTGCCGCCTCCGTTGAGGCCGTGTATGCAATGCGTGACGTGGTTTCAGATCTGGCCGGCCTGGACGACGCCCTTCAGCTGCTGCTCCTACTACTGCAACGCGCTGAAGACGAACCCATCTCGGCCATGGGGCTAAAAAACCTGCTGGAACCGCTGTGCGGAGGCCTGCGGCAGCAGACGGAACGGCTGAGCGGGCTGATTTGATAGCCTCGGCATAAAAGGCACTCGCCACGGTGGGTGCCTTTGCGCAACAGGACGCGCCCGCCGCGTCATCACTCGAAAGCAAAAAGCGCCCATCCATCTCGGGCGCTTTTTTTTACACTTCCTCCCGCCGAACCGATAGACCGTAAGCGCGGTAGAACCCCAGGATGCCTGCGCGGATCTCATCAGGGCTGTCGCGCCACGCACCAAGCAACATCATCTCATCTGGTGCCAGCTTCCCGTCGGTGGCTTGCCCGATCACGACGTAAGAAATGTCGACCCCACACCCCGACCAGTTCTGAAGTGCCACTGCGTCAGGCGTGCTCTTCCCTTTTTCGTAGGCGGTATACGTGCTGAAGCCCACAGCGCCTCGCCGGGCCATCTCCGTCTGAGTCAGGCCAAGGCGGGTGCGTTCCTGCAACAGGCGTAGGCCGATTTCTTGTTTTTGAGAATCTGATGTTGTCATGTTCTCGAATTCGAGTAATAATGCACTTGTGAATTTCGCAATTCCACAATGATGGCACAAACATGAACACTGCTAAACGACGCGCTCCGCCAGGAGTGGAAAAGGATTTGCCGGTAGGCGTGCGCTTCATGCCAGAAGAGCGCGAAGAGGTCATCGAGCTTTCAAAACGCGATGGCCGGACACGGGGCAGCTTCGTTCGCATGATCTATCTGATCGGCCTAGCTGAGTGGAAACGGCAGCAAGCCCAGAAACAACAATAGGCCAGCGATTGTTCTGTGGCCACCACCCATGGAAGAGGGAGCACTGTGGATAGCATCAGAGGCAGTTACCAGATGATGTGCTGCGCGACCAACGGCGGCTGGTCTGCGATGGCCGCGTCACAAGGCATAAGCCTGACCGCTCTGCAAAACCGCGTCTACGGCCGTAAAGGGCAAGAGATCACCGTGTCACGCGCTATGGCGATGCAGGCTATCAGCGGTACCACCTACTTCGCAGAAGCTGTGGCTCACGAAAGTGGCGGACTGTTCATCAAGCTGCCCACCGTGGGCGACCTGTCGGCCGAGGATATCCAGGAGCAGTTCATCGAGATGCTGGAGAAGGCTGGCGAGTTTGCCGCCGAGTGGCGACGCGCCACCGCAGATGACGAAGTCTGCAAGCGAGAAAAGCGGCAGCTTGGCCACCTGGCCACCGACCTGTGTCAGCAGGTGCAGGAAATCCTGCACACGACCTTCACTATCTTCTGCAAGCAGGACGCGTAACCATGCCCTCCATCTGTACCGCTTGCGGCGAAACTGCCCACACCCGCTGGAGCCGCCGACTTTCCATCACCCTGATCGAGCGCTACTACCAGTGCTCCGATCCGATCTGCGGGCACTCATTCAAAGCGGTCGAAGAGTCGATCGAGACGATATCGCCGTCAAGCATCACCGAGCCTCTGCAGCGGCTGCCTCAGTCCAGCCGGGCAAAGCTGGCGGCGATCAGGATCGCCATGCGTAAGACCGCAGAAGAGCAGATGCCGCTGGAGCTGGACAGCTAAGCAGCTGACCTAGACCCCACCAAAAAGAATGCCCCCGTCACAGCCTGTTTTAGGCCGTGAGGGGATTGTCTTGCCCACGGAAACGAAAAATGGATGCAAAGCTTCACCAAGCCATCACCGACAGACTGGATCGGGACTTTCAGTTCAAGGCCAGGGGCGAGTGGCTGCAGCAAGGGCGATGCCCGGCTTGCGGCAAGAAAGAGCTGTACACACACGCTGAGCATCCGTGGGTTCTGCGGTGTAACCGCGTCAACAACTGCGGCTACGAAGCGCACGTCAAGGATCTGTACAACGACCTTTTCGAGAGCTGGAGCGATCGCTTCCCCAGGCAGCCGGAAAACCCGCACGCCACCGCAGACGCCTACATGAAAGAGGCGCGTGGCTTCGACCTGGCCAAGGTGCGCGGCTGGTACACCCAGGAGAGCTTCTGGTCACAGGAAAAGGGCATCGGTACCGCCACGGTGCGCTTCGCCCTGCCGGGCATCGGCTTCTGGGAGCGCTTCATCGACCAGGCCTACCGTTTCGGCAAGCAGAAAGCCAACTTCCGTGGCAGCTACGGCGGCACCTGGTGGCAGCCCCCCTCACTCAACGTTGAGGGCATCGAGGAGCTGTGGGTCGTCGAAGGCATATTCGACGCCATCGCCCTGCTGCATCACGGCATCGCCGCAGTGTCCACCCTGACCACCAACAACTACCCGGCCACCGCGCTGGCCGGCCTGATCGAGCAGCTGGGCAACCGGGAGCGCCCGCGCCTGGTGTTCGCCTTCGATGGCGACAAGGCCGGCCGCAGCTTCACCAAGAAGTTCGTGCGCCGCGCCCGCGATGAAGGCTGGGAGGCTGTAGCCGCGCAGATCCCGCAGAAGGGCAAGAAGAAGCAGGACTGGAACGACTTGCACCTGGTCGACCGCCTGCAGCAGAAGCACATCGAAGAGTACCGGTACTACGGCGACCTGCTGACCGCTGAAAGCGCCAGCGAGAAGGCCTCGATCATGTACTCGCGCGGCGGCCATCAATCCTTTCCGTTCGACTTCGACAACCGCCTGTACTGGTTCAAGCTGGACATGGACAAGTTCGGCAAGGAAATGGATGACCTGCGCGAGGCGAACAAGGACATGCCGGAGGACGAGCTCCGCCACAAGGCGCTGCAGAAATCCGGCGCGATCAACGAGATCGCCAACTGCCTGCCGACGCCGCTGTACTTCCAGTCGAACACCATCACTGACGAGTCCTGGTACTACTTCCGTGTGGACTTCCCGCACAGCGGGCCGGCCGTCAAAAACACCTTCACCGGCGGCCAGCTGTCCAGCGCCAGCGAGTTCAAGAAGCGCCTGCTATCCATGGCGCCGGGTGCAGTATGGACAGGCAACGCCCAGCAGCTCGACCGCCTGCTGTCGCGCTGGACGTACAACATCAAGTCGGTGCAGACCATCGACTTCATCGGCTACAGCAAGGAGCACAGCTGCTACGTGTGGGGCGATATCGCCATCCAGGGCGGCAAGATCGTCCCGCTGAACGACGAGGACTTCTTCGACCTGGCCGGACTGTCGATCAAGACCCTGTCGCAATCTGTGTCGCTGCGCCTGAATACCGACGAAAAAGACTTTGCCACGGACTGGATCAGCCACCTGTGGCGATGCTTCGGCGCCAAGGGCATCGTCGCCCTGGCCTACTGGTTTGGCAGCCTGTTCGCCGAGCAGATCCGCGAGCGCCAGAAGTCCTACCCCTTCCTGGAGATCGTGGGCGAGGCCGGCGCCGGTAAGTCCACCCTGATCGAGTTCCTGTGGAAGCTGTGCGGCCGGGGCGACTACGAAGGCTTTGATCCGGCCAAGGCCACCACCGCTGCCCGCGCCCGTAACTTCGCCCAGGTGGCCAACCTGCCGGTGGTGCTGATCGAGTCCGACCGCGACAGCGCCGACAGCGCCGCCGGCCGCCCGGCCAAGAACTTCGACTGGGACGAGCTGAAGACCGCCTACAACGGCCGCAGCGTGCGCAGCCGAGGCATGAAGAACGGCGGCAACGAGACCTACGAGCCGCCCTTCCGTGGCGCCATCGTGATCAGCCAGAACGCCACCGTGGCCGCCAGCGATGCCGTGATGCAGCGTATCTGCCATCTGTACTTCGAGCGTGCCGGCCACACCGAGGCCACCAAGGCCGCCGCCGGCAAGCTGGAGACCGCCACCATAGACAGCCTGTCGGGCTTCCTGGTGCGGGCCTGCAAGCAGGAAGAACAGGTCTTGGCCACGCTCGACGCCAACTCCCTGCAGCACGAGCAGCACCTGCTCTCCCTGGACGGCGTGCGCCACTTCCGTATCGCCAAGAACCACGCCCAGCTGCTCGCCCTGGTCGACGCGCTGACGCTGGTGGTACCGCTCACCGAGGAGCAGCACAGCGCCGCCTACCGACAGATCGAGACGATGGCCATCGAGCGCCAGCAGACCATCAACGCCGACCACCCGCTGGTGGCCGAGTTCTGGGAAATCTTCGACTTCCTGGACGGCAGCGGCGAAGAAGGCGACGGCCAGCCAGTGCTCAATCACAGCCGCGACGGCAGCGTGATCGCCATCAACCTCAACCACTTCCTTGAGGTGGCCACCGACCGCAAGCAGAAGGTACCGCCGATCGCCGACCTCAAGCGCGTGCTGAAGACCAGCCGTAGCCGGAAGTTCGTGGAGATCAAGGCCGTCAACTCGGCCCTCAACGCCCACTACAACGCCAATACCCACGGGCCAAAGAAGCCCAGCACGCTGAAGTGCTGGGTTTTCCAAGCCTGATTTTCCTGAAACCTCAGAAGGAGCAAGACCATGGATGAAGCCCACCTCAACCACCTGGACGAAATCGCCGCCGAGGCGCGCAACCAGATCGATGACCGCGTCGGCGTGCTGTCCACCGGCGAACGCCTGTACGTGGCGCTGGCGGCCAACCGCCTCGACCTGATGACCGACTACACCATCGCGCAAGCGCTGGCCCGCCTCGGCGAAGACGACGTCGCCGAGCTGATCAGCCGCTGGCAGTACGCATAAGGAGGCAGCCATGCAGATCTTCGACATGAACACCAAGGAAGGCCGCGATGCTGTCGCCGCCTACGAAAAGCAGCGTGAAGCCATGACCACCAAAGGCCAGCAGCTCTACGCAAAGATCAAACGCAGCAGCAAGTACTACGGCCAGACCAAGCCGCATGAAGTGTTTTGCGTCTACATCGTGGCCGAGCATGGCTATGGCGACTACGTCGTCCAGGGCGGCCCTGGAGGCCAGTACCGGCTGAGTGACGTAAACCTGTTCGTCATCCAAGACGGCTTCCAGCAACGCATTGCCTGATTAACCACTCAGCGTGCGGCCAACGTTGGCCGCCAAGGAAAAGACCATGAACGCACCATTCGCCAAAGTATTCGATACCGCCAAAGGGCAGATCGTCGCCATGTTGGGCTGCGATGAGGATGACCACCCGGAGATCCGCTTCTACTCAAAGCCTGCTGGGCTGGGCATCTGCCAGGCGGCAATCGCCTGGGAAAACTCGGACGAGGGGGAGGTTAAAGCCCAGAAGGTATTCGATGACCTTACCGAAGAGCACGCCATTGTGGCGACCGAGCAACTCTTCGCCTTCGCCAGCCAGCTGACAGAGTAGGAGCCAGACCATGCTCAACCTGTACAACCGCACCGCCCAGCGCCTGGCAGAGGAATACCTGATCGCCATGAAGCGCCTGGAGTCCAGCACCGCCGCCATCACCACAGCCGAAGACCTGGCACGCGCCTTGACCGATGCGGGCTTCCCTGCCGAAGCCGCTTGGCACCTTGGCGCCGGCTGCCAGCTGCGCGTGCAGTGCGCCATCGAGGTGCTCAGCTCCACCACCAAGCAGATCGAACTGGTACTGGCCGAAGCCGGCTTCGGCCTGGTGACCAGCGGCCAACCGAATACCTGGGTACTGATCGACACCCGCGCAAATACTGCCGCGCGCGCAATTTCCCTGATCATCGAGGAGTTTTGACCATGTTTTCAGCCATCAACAATCCGCGAGAAATCCGACGTCAGCTCGGACTGAACCAGAACGAGTTCTGGAGCCGAGTCGGCGTCACCCAATCGGGGGGCTCCCGCTACGAGAGCGGCCGCAACATGCCCAAACCGGTACGCGAGCTTGTGCGCCTGGTACATGTCGAGCAGATCGATCTGGCGAAGATCAACCGTGAAGACATGGCCGTAATCGGCTACCTGAAGGACACGCACCCGGATCTTTTCCTGAGTCTGCGCAAGGCGATGAAGGCCGGCACCGTAGACCAGGTACAGGGGGAAAAGGCATGAGCAAACCCCGCAAAAAGTACAACCCGCGCAAGTTCCAGCGCACTGGCTGGGCAGGCGAGTCGGAAAACGCCTTCGCCAGGGCTTTCGCGCTGGCCAGCACCGAACGCCTCAGCCAGCAGGAAATCGACTCTCTCAGCCTGTCCATGCTGTTGCCGCTGGATACGATGCGCACCAACTGGTGCCCTGCGTCGTTCAACCTGATCAGCCACTTCTACCGCGTGGCTCGCATAGTGGCCACCGAGATGAAGATCGGTCTTTTGACCGAGGCCTGCGACGCCGCCTGGCGCGTGCTGCATGACCTGTATGAGACCGATGGCAAGCCGGTACCGACCGCCAGCCAGTACGACGTACTGCGCTACATGCTCGACGCGCTCCTGGTACTGCTTCCAGAGATCCCACTGCCGGTGTGGAAGATGGCTGATGAGTCTAGCCGCGAGACCATCAAGACACGCATGACTGAGCAGTACTTGCTGCTGCCCGAATGGGCACGCCTGGCTGCGATCGACGTGCTGTCGGGTAAAACGGTGAAGGATCTGGCAGCCAACCTTGAGCGGACGGAGAAGGAGGTCAGCGAGAACGTCCGCATCGCCGGCGCCATTCTCTACACGCTGAGGGCAGATAGCTCGATTCCCTTCCCCAGCACCGTGACCAAGCTGCGCAAGCTGGGCGAGCAGCTGCTGCCGGTGGCGGCGCAGTACGAGTTGGCAATCAACCAGATCAGGAGGGCAGCATGAAGCTGATGATGAGCATTGACGGCGGCTGTCTCGCCGAGAAGGAGGTCGCCAAGATGGCACGCTTACCCAAGCAAAAGGCAGCGCTGTTTGTGGTGAACGCCAAGCCGTCCGTGCGCTATGTTTCCCTGGTGGAGGTAGGAGATACACCGTATTGGGCTGATCGTGCGACAGGCTCGCTGTATCACACCACCACAGGGCAATGCCTCAGCAGCAGTAATCTGCGCCTGGACGTGTCTACTGTGGAGTGATGGATGTTCCTGTCTGACGAAGAGATCCAGGCATTGACCGGGCGTAAGCGCGTCACGCTGCAGCGTGAGTGGCTCACACTGCGCGGCTGGCTGCATGAGGTAAATGCAGCCGGCCGCCCGGTTGTATTGCGCAGTTACGCTGAATCAAAGCTATCTGGCAATAAGTCTCATACAACCACGCAAGTGGCACAGCTACCCGATTTTGCAGCATTGAGACGTTGAAACGATGGGCCGTAACAGAACCAAGAACCGCACCCTGCCGCGGCATATGCACCAGAAGGGCCGCAACTACTACTTCGTGTCAATGGTAGACGGGAAGTTGAAGTGGGTGCCGCTTGGCCAGGATCTGGCTGTCGCCCGACTGAAGTGGGCCGAGCTGGAGAACATCATCGACACCGAGAGGGAGGCGCCGACATTTGACGACGCTGCCCTCCGGTACCAACGCGACGTCCTTCCGGAGAAAGCACAGAAGACACAGGAGGAGTACAACCGCCAGCTGGAGACCCTGCGCAAGGTATTCGGCAAGGTGCCGCTGGATGCCATCACCCCACAGTTCGTGCGACGCTACCTGGACGATCGCGGCGCGAAGGTGGCAGGAAACCGGGAGATTGCCGTACTGAGCACGGTGTTCAACCACGCCAGGGAGTGGGGCTACACCGCAGCAGCCAACCCCTGCGCCGGCGTGCGCCGTCATACCGAGAAGGGCCGCGTGCGCTACATCGAGGACAAGGAGCTGCTGGCGGTGATCGCCAAGGCCTGCCGTCCGCTACAGGACGCGATGGAACTGGCCTATTACACCGGCCAGCGGCCGTCAGACGTGCTCAAACTCAAGCGCACAGATATCCGCGAAGGCAGCCTGTGGATACGACAAGCCAAGACCAAGGCCGCGCTGCGCATCGACATAGACGGCCCGCTACTGGACGTCATCATCCGCGTGACGACACAGCAGCCCACCCTTCCACCCGGTGCCGTCCGTACCCTGTACCTGGTGCAGGATGAAGAAGGGCAACGCCTCAGCTATCGATCGCTGAACTGGCGTTTCACGAAGGCCCGCATCGCCGCCGGCGTTCCAGACTTCCAGTTCCGTGACATCCGGGCCAAGAGCGCCACCGACGTCGAGGAAGTCACCGGCCTGGGCCACGCCCAGCGCCTGCTCGGCCACCAGAACAGGACGATGACAGAGCACTACGTCAAAGACAGGATCGGCTACCGCGTCGCCCCCAATAAGAAGGTACTGGTTCCACCGAAGAAAAAGCAGGCCTGATGATCTAAAGTAAGTCCCCGTTACAGCATGTTTTCAGTGGGTTACGAGTGTTTACAGCGTGTTTTTTTAGAACGGAAAATGAGCTAAGTCACTGAAAGTGTTGTATTTGTAACAAAACTCGAAATCAGTGGGCGGCGTATGCCGCACGTGGGTTCGAATCCCACTCTCTCCGCCAGTCACACCAATTAAGCCCTTGATTATTCAAGGGCTTTTTTGTTTTGTGCTTGAGGCTTGGCGCTGATTTTCAGCGTGCGGTGACTTCTACAAAAATCCGCAACCTTCTAAAAAAACGCTTCGCTGATTTGCCGGCAGCGCGTGTTTTGCTTTACAGCAAAGCCAGTGCGTCTTTCTTTGCCCGGCTGTCCCAAACGGCAGATGTCGGTTCGCTCCCTGTCTGGTACGGCAAGAATGCTCGCCTGAATGTGGCCCCCATGGACCCTCTTCCAGATGGTGCCGGGCGGACTGCGAAAGAATGCGCTCCGCTTGAAGGGCCTTGGCGGCGCGCCCCTTCCCTCTGAGGCCACCGCATGCGCCTGTAGCCTTGCCCTGCGCGGTCCTACGCCGTGCCCCTACGGCAGGGCCGGTTCGGCCAACCCGTGCTCGGAAGGCTTGAGGCGGGCTGCAGCGGCACCCAGCCGCTCCCGTTTTGCCTGCGCCCCCGCGGCCGCTACAATGGCTGGCTTAGCAACCTGCCGGGACAAGCACGCATGAAAAAGATTCTGGTAACCGGTGCAGCCGGTTATATCGGCAGCCACACCACGCTCACGCTGCTCAAGGCAGGCTATGACGTGGTGGCCGTGGACAACTTCTGCAACAGCAAGCCGGCCTCGCTGGAGCGCGTGGCCAGACTGGCCGGTCGCGAGGCGGAACTGCACCGTGCGGACATCCGGGACCGCACGGCCATGGATGCCATTCTGGCAGCGCACGACGTGGATGCAGTCATCCACTTCGCCGCACTCAAAGCCGTAGGGGAATCCGTTGAGAAACCCCTGCTCTATTACGAGAACAACGTGGCGGGCACACTGGTGCTGCTAGAAGCGATGCGTGCCGCAGGGGTGCGCCGGCTGGTATTCAGCTCGTCGGCCACCGTCTATGGACTGACCGACCGGCTTCCCATCACTGAAGACACACCCTTGGCACCGACCAACCCCTACGGGCGCAGCAAGCGGATGATGGAAGACATCCTCACTGACGTGGCCGCCTCCGAGCCGGGTTGGCAAGTTGCGCTGCTGCGTTATTTCAATCCCGTGGGGGCGCATGAGAGTGGCCAGATCGGAGAAGACCCGAACGGCACCCCCAACAATCTGATGCCCTTCATCAGCCAGGTGGCAGTAGGCCAGCGACCGGAACTGCAGGTGTTCGGAAACGACTACCC